CTATTGCCTCCACAGGAGGTTATATCCAAGACCATAATAGGTAAGGATGGAGCCTATTTTCTTGATAAGAGGCATGAGCCAATTGAGATTCCTGTAGAGGTTTCATTTCATGAAGATTTGGATATGACCTACAGGGAGAAAACAAGATTCATAGCAGGACAGCTTAACAAAAAGGAACCTAAATGGTTAATATTCGATGATGAACCTAATGTTTATATTGAAGGAATAGTCAGAGATTCAACTGACATAGAAAACCTTATCAAAGCTGGAGAGGCAACACTAAATTTCTATTGTCCAGACCCATATTATTATGAGATTGAGGATGAAGTGTTTGCCTATAATTCTCCAGGAGGATATGATTTTACACGTGTTAAAGGTAACACAGAATCATACCCAATACTGGAGATTAAGGGTGTAAATTATTCTGGAAATATCATCATAGAAACGGACAATACTAAAATAACATTTAATGGTAATCTTATCAGTGGAGAGATATTAGTATTTGATAGTAAGTTGATAACTGCTTACATTGTCCAAACAGATGGTACCAAGCGTTCAGCTAATAACGACATAGATACAATGGACTTTCCAATCTTGATTGTAGGAGCTAACCACATTGACATATCTGTCAGTGGTGATGCTTCCATTCAGGAGCTAAGGATATACGCAAATAGCAGGTGGATATAAGGAGGTATGAAGGATGTCGAAAACACCATATAACAGTCTTGATTCTGAGGACATATTGGCAGGACATTTATCTGGTATCCAACAGGATATCAACAAAATTCAAAATGTTCTGGATATGAAAACTGGCACTAAGTCAGGACACAGTTTGGAGCCCGTTGCAGACCAGGATGACCCAGCATTAAGATATAGAATATATGAAGCAACTGAGAGAAATTGGCTAGATTCTCCTGTGCCAAGTATATATAGGAATGGTTTATTAGTTGTCACAAGCGAATATATCTTACAAGCACCATATGGTACAATTGTATTTCACGAACAACAAAATTCAAATGATAATGTTACTGCAGACTTCACTCATATTAACAATGTTTCTAAAATCATCACTGATATGAATAACACTATTAATACCAATAGTTCAAATATTACGCAATTGATTAAACCAAATAATTATGCTTACTTACATGTAGCAGGATATTATCGAACAAACAATATAATAAATACAAACATTCAAACCTCAGGAGCCCTTGATACTAATATAATGGAGCTTTCTATGTTCGTCGTAGCAGAAACCACAACCTATGACGATATGGCTATTCGTTGTTCTTATGCTTCAGCAGGAAGCTATGCAAGATTTGGTTTATATGATGATAATGGTTCATTATATCCAAATAATCTGTTAGCAGATGGAGGTCAAGTAGAGGCAAATGTAGTTGGTGTTAAAAACTTCCTCGTTAGTTTGACATTAGAGCCAGGAATCTATTGGTTTGCTACTATAACAAGCGACAATATGGCTGGATGGTCATTTGTAGAGCCGAGTACTTTACCTCAATTTGGTATGGATGGCTCATTAGTAGGGTCAACAGCTTATGGATATGAAGTATCGCATGATACAGCAACACCTTTAGAAAGTATTTTTCCTAGTGGGGCAGGGAAACGATTCATTGGGTCAACCCGACATCCTTCTATTTTTCTAAGAAAAGTGTAGGTGATGAACTTTGATTAAATTCAATCAGTTGAACAGAGCTATGTTCAATTTACTAGGCACATCTGTGTATAACTCTAGGCTGGAAGTAGTTAAGACACAGCCATATAATCGTTTAGCTAGAGCTTTGCCAGTAGTATTTGACCAGGAAGGTAAACGGCTGGGAGTTCTGGAGAATGCTGATGAACCTATCTTGGAACAGGAGATTGGGAGTATAGATATTCTGACTTTCGAAATACCATTCAATGACAGCAAGGCTGAGTACATTGAGAATGAGAATATAATCGAATTGGCAGATAGTAGGTACATCATCAGGAGGGTAACTAAGAAGCGTGCAGGAAACGATTTATCCATGGAGGTATATTGTGAAGCAACATGGTACGACCTACAACAGGCAGAGCCTATGAAGATTTGGGAATGGATTAATGCCACACCAGAGGAAATACTACAGGACATGTTGGCAGATACAGATTGGTATACTGGAGTAATTGAGATTACATCTACTAGAAACCTTTCGTTGGAGCAAGGTATGGTCAACCGATTGAAAGGTGTGAAAGAACTACCAGGATTGTTTGATGGAGAACTTTTATTCAATACAAATAACAACACTGTTGACTTTGTAGAGCCAGTAGGTATAGAGTCTGGAGCCTCACTAGTTTACCGCAAGAACATGGATGAAATTGAACATGAATATAGTACAGAAAGTATAACAACTAAGCTGTATTTATATGGTGCTGAAAATATGACAATCAAGGATGCCCATCCAGATGGATTGGATTATATCGAGGATTATGGATTCACCAATAAGACACGAGTAACCATCATGAAGGATGAAAGATTCTCTAATCCATATAATCTGTATGATAAGGGTGTCAATGCATTGAAGGCACTAAGTAAACCAACAGGTTCTTACTTAATCAAGATGTCAGATTTATCCATGATGACAGGATTGAGCCATGAGGAGTTTTTCCTGGGAAATAGTGTTTGGGTATTCGATAAGGAACTTGAAATCAACAAGAGAAACCGTATCATGAAATGGAAATATAATGTCAAACGACCTTGGGATACAGAAGTGGAACTAGAAAGTAAACGTCCAACTTTAAGCGATTTATTATCTGGTATCCAAAAAGGTTCAGGATTCCTGCAGTCAGAAGATTCAGTCAGTAAGGATGAAATGTTAAATCTTAATGTGTTCAACTATTTACTTAATAGTAGAGCAGATGATGGATTCTCATATTGGCAGAATACTGGTTGGGAGATTGACCCAATAAATGGATATTCTGGAAATTCATCCTTCAAGGCTACAGCAGACCCAGGAACTATCAAGGAACTTACTCAAGCCATATATCCTTCCCACAGAGATTCCTATGCTATTAGCTTTAGAGCTAACACTAATAACATTGGAGTTGGCAGTGGTGGAAGAATAGGAGTCCAGATTAAGGTTAAGTATAAAGATGGAACGGAAGATGAACCAGTGTTTGTATCATTAATCAATTAGGGGTGATCACAAATGAGCTTTACATCAGAGAATAAATTGGTGGAGATAGAAAAAACATCTAAATCAGTTGAATCTGTTGAGATAACTTTAGTGGCAGATGACCTCCAGGAGGGTTCGGTCAACATAACGGATATGATGTTACAAGGTGGTAAAATATCAACTGTTTGGGTATATCATCCTTCAGAGATTAGGTGGTCACATGATGGATAAGGATGAATTTACAAGATATCTAACTGTCTACAGACACTATAGTGGCAAGGCTGTAGAAGAAGTAGAATTGAAGCTTGTAGCAGACAATGTGGAGCGTGGAGAAATTAGGTTGACAGATGTTCAACTTCAGGAAGGTTCGGAAGTTACTGGTACAGTTCCAGCTACACAGGACATCTTAAAACTGGTCAAATTTTCAATCGATGAGACGTTCAGTGCTACTAGCCTGGATAATATCTATAACGGCACACAACCAACTGTTTACAACAATATGACGCATAGATTCTTCAATGTCCTGGGGAGAGGGTTCGATACTCTTGCTATACCTAATGTGTATCATGAAAGTGTTCTTAAGGAAATTATAACAACAGGATTAGACCTAACACTAGTTGCCAAGGATGATTATGATTTCTTACGGATATCTACCTTATATGGTGGAACAGTTGAGGAAAGTAGCAAGACCTACAAACAAGATTCCTTGGTTGATAACCCTTTGAACAAGCGTTATACCAGGGAATTTTGCTTTTACGGAGGTAATGCAGGGGATGAGATTAAAATGTTAGCTTCTCAACAGAAAGCCATGGTCAACGGACAAGTGGTTCCCCTTGGAGTTCAACGGTTCGATGTAGGACGAGCAACCTATACCAATAGGCAACGGTTCATGGCATTGCCAGTAGGAGCTACACGAGTAAGAATTGAATTTATGAACTTGTACACAGATGGTAATCAGCAATATATGATTGATGATGGTATAGGGTTCCAAGGTTTAGCAGAGTTCACACAATGGAGTTGGGGAGTGAGTAAATACTAATGAAGTTCATGAGTTGGAGTTTGAATGCACCAAGCAATTATTACTTTGATAATTATATCCAGAAGACAGCTGGAGGTTGGCAAGTAGTTGACCCAGATGCAATTAATAGTTGGTCTGGTTCTCAGAGAAATATGTTTCAGATATTTGAGAAATATCATAATAAAGTACAATCTTTTGGGATGCACGAATTTGGAGTTAATCCAGATGGAACTATATATGACTATATAACTGAGAACCAGGATTCAGGAGAACGTATGGGAGATAGGATTCTAAGCTCAGATAATAACAGCATAGTTCGTTGGGTCAAGCGTTCATTACAATACTTGATGGATACTTATCCTGATGTTAGGTTTGCTATTCAAATGATGAACTTCCAAGGTTCTGGAGAGATAAAGCTAAACCAATTCCTAGATGACACTACCAAGTGGGATACCTGTCTACAGGAGGTAAAACGTATTGCTGAATTATATATTCAGGAAGGTTATCCAATAGCTGATATCGAAGTAGACTTTGAAAGAGCTTCAAGCAGAGATGGAGATGCAGAAAAGTATGCTGATTTCTTAAAAAGGGTGAAAAATGAGATATGTATCCCTCTAGGATTAAGTATGAGAGTTAACATGTATTCCATGACAGGAGATTTTGTTCCGCAGTATTATGGATGGCATGATTACAAAACACTAGCTTCACGAAATGATTACAATGGTAATCAAGCAGTGGATGAATTCCAATTAATGACATATGATTTCGCTTGGGCTGGTTCTGCACCAGGACCAAGTACTCCACAATGGTGGTTAAAAGAGGTTATGGCTCATGCTGTTGATTCATTGCCTCCAGATAAGACTTGGATAGGTAATGCTGGATATGGTAGACGTTGGGGGCTGGATAATCAACAGCGAGGTTACGCAGTTTCCTTCAACGAGATAACAATGTGGCAGAATGGTATGTATATCCATACTCACGGAAACATAGCAGAAGACCAGTGGATATGGCATGACCAAGACTGGCTACCATTCACAGGCTCCCATGACATTAATTCAGGATACCAAATAACTTATCCTCATCTATATGATAAGTTCAGTGTGCCATTTTCAGATACATTAGAAGGGGAAGTTAATCGCACGACCTTTGGAGGATTCGACATAGTAACTAGTTACTTAAAAAGTCAGCAACCTATATTTACTGGCATCCAAGCAGTTGCAAATAATCCATCAACATCAGGGAATACCAGTGGGCAATATCTCACAGGAGGAGAAGATTCTGCAGGATACCATTTCCCAGGAGCTTACCGTCCTAACAGAGCTCAATATCAATATGATGAACCAACAGCATCATGTGTACCTGTACCAGATGATACAGGGAAGGATGGCAATGCTACCTTTCAGTTCAATATGAGCACAGCAGGAAATTATCGCTTGTTAGCTTTAGTTAACTTCAACACTTTAGATAGTGATACTGTAAATGCTACATTAAATGGTATTATTTTCACGGTTGGAGGAACTAATATTGAGGATTGGTTCCCTTTCTACATTGACAAGTCAGTATGGATTGATGTGGGAGCATTCGGCTTCCAAACATCAAACACAATCAATATTGGTATCAGTAAGGGGTATATTTGGGGGTTCGTTGTGTGCGAGAATTTTGACCAGAGATTCTTAGGTGGACAAGTTGGATTCGATAGCAATCTAATTCCATTCAACAAGAGGGATACACAAGGCAATCCAGTACAAGCGGATATGCCAATGGAAATGACTATCACAGGAGAAATTCTAAGAAGACCTCCAAGACCAGCAATCGTATTTGAAGATATTTTTATCTACATGCTCTCTACTAAAGGAGCAGGATATAACATTACTAATTTGCCATATTACATGACAACACAGGAGTACTGGAATTCTGGTGAGATAGAGCGTTTCCATGAAGGAGACCAAGCGTATGCTTGTACTGATTCCCAGGGGTTTCAAATGATAGGCTTCACAGATGGTGATTGGATTTTGCAGGATGATGGTAGCATTAAAGCAAGTGCCAACACAGGATACTCTAGTCAACTTGTTTTGTATAAGAAATTCAGTGCTAACATGAAGATTAGGGCAGATGTATCAATAATAGGAACCTATCCAAAAGCTGGAATTAGAATGTTAGCCTCCAGAGAGGGTGATGGAAATGAAGGTTATTTAGCATTACTCGATTATCAACAGAATAAGGTTGTCTTTGGATATGAGGATGGAAGTAGTTTTACAGAGCTAACATCAGAATGGATGTCACC